CGCATGTATAATTAACAAGGTTAATCATGCTGGTAGTTTATCACTAAATGACTTCGCAATTAACCCATCTAATTAACAACTATTAACCCTAATTTCCCTAAATTTATGACAACTACTAGAAGAATTAACGATCTCATTACTATAGTTAATGATGAGCAAGATGTAGAAGAAAGAGTATATAAACTTGCTGAATGTGTAGAGAAAGATCATAACAATAGATGGGAAAGTTTACCCTATAAAGTAGAAGTTAAGAAGGGAAGAAAGTATTATAAAATTATAACTAACAATTCTGTACATTGCTTTGTAGATGTAAAGAATGGTGATGTATATAAACCTGCTAGTTGGAATAAACCTGCCCCTATTGTCCGTTATAACTTATTAGATAACCCAGATATTGTGTATGCTAATTGTGATTGTAATGGAGGATATTTGTATATAAGATGATAACAACTAAACTACACTTTTCCACAGGTTTTACACATTTAGCGGAAGGATTGTGGAAAAGTAGTGTATATTTTAAATGGTTAAATAAACATACATTTGTGTTATTTAAACCCCCATAAATAGCGTCACAAAGTGTTATCTAAGAGCGTAACATAGCGAGATTTTTTTGTCAACAACTATGAGGAAATATGTCAATCCTCGCTAACACCTTGACACCACACATTTCTTGCTATATAATAACATTGTTAGCACAAATACAATGGGACGTTCTTACAAACGTAATGACCCTTATTCATCACATAAGGCGAAAAGTTTGAGAGAAAAGAGAAAACAATCAAAGACAAAGTATAGGAGGGAAAGTAACACAAATTCCACAGATTATGTGGAAAACTATAAACAATCCCGCCCCGATTTGCCCCACTAATTAACACCTACGGAGACCCTAATTACATGGACGAAAGTAACTACAACCCATTACAATCTGATTGGGTTGATGATATGTTGTACGAGGATAATTGCCCACCAGAGTATGAAGAATTGCCCACAAATGCCCCTTACTAATTAACTCTTTTTTGCCCGTAATTGCCATGTCTAAAGTAACAACTATCAACACAATTCCCCCAGTAAGTGTTAAAATATGGGAAACACGTAGGAAATACTTTTGGGCGTATAATTACCCAAATTGTGATAAGAATGGACCCTTTAAATCTGAGAAGTTAGCATTACTTGATGCAACGCAATTTAGCAGTGATTCTTAACACATAGCACCCACACAGTTGTTAACACATAGTGGGGGTTATTATAGGGGTGTTAATTAACACAAACTGTACACCCACTAATTAACAACAACTGTGTGTGGGGGTTAATAACACATAGTGTGTGTACGAGTTATTAACAAGAACTGTGCATGCACTATGTGTATATGAGCATATGCATATTAGCATATATTAAATAACACAAACTGTATATGCACTAAATGTATATAAACAGTGATAAATTTTTTCAATTGTTGTAACCTACAAAAGTATAGGATCGAGAGCAATATAAAAAAATTTCCCAGTATAAAAAATTCCCCCAGGTATTTTCATGTCCACAGAGTCGATCAAATTTGCCCTAGAAGAAGAATACAAAGATCTCATAGGTCTCCCATGGCCTGGTAGGAGATACCCTGGTTGTTATGACATTATACAGAAATACGTACAGAGTCGCCTTGGAAGGTCTCTGAAGTCCTTCTCAGGGTTATATACATCCTTTACTGATGATGCTGTGGCAGAAGAAGATGGTCTTTGGATAAGCAGACCAGAATGGGGAGAGGACTGGGATATGTCTATCTTACAGAAGAGCGACCTACTCTTGTTTAAGATATACACAGAAGCACTCGGTGGTGGGTATGCAGATAAGTCTGGAAGGTCACCCAACCACGGAGCGATTTACCTAGGTGATGGATTCATGCTCCACCAGTTATGGCAGGAAGACTCAAGCATTGTGAGACTTGATAGACATTATAGAAAGGTATGCGTAGGTATAGTGAGGGAAAATGCTACATAAGTCAGATATACAAATAAAGTATGAAATGAAACGATTCACACTACGCATAGAGGAAGATGACTATGGGGATAACTATATACACATTCCTGAGGATGTCATGAGAGAATGTGGATGGGATATAGGGACAGAGTTAGAATATGAAGAAGAGACTGATGGGAGTATTATCTTGCATAAGGTGGAAGAATGAGGTATAATCAGATAATGTTGACTATATTGGTTATTTGTAACATAATCAATCTCATAAAAAATTAGCGTGAAAAAATCGAAATTTCACTATGGAAACCCCTCAGTTTAAATCGGATGAAGAATTCTTTGCTTGGACATTTGAAAAAATTAGCGAGGCAATCACTAACTTAACTCATAGAGTAGCACAGGTAGAAGAAGGATTACAAAAAATCCCTCCCCCAGGTGCTGACATGATTAAGTATAAACCTCCCATGTCCCCCGTGTACCAAAACCTGAAAGAGTTATTTGATACTATCTTTGGTACTTTAAATAGTTACGAGGAGAGGATGGCAAAAATAGAGTTAGATGTAGAAAACCTTAAGGGGAAATACTATTCTGAGTTAGAGAATCTAAGAAGCAGACTAAATAACTTAGAAGGAAACGATAATTCTGACGAGTAATGCCAGCCTATATCCAGGAAACTGGTCGAAGTTACCCCAATCCTGTTAAAGGTGGTGGGTTTAATCAAGAATTTAAGAGACCAGCATCAGGGAACTATGACACTTCAAGTGATTACCCTGGTGTAGGTACTGGTATGGCGTACAGTATCACCTTTGAAGATGGTGGTCCTGGTTCTTTACCTATGGGTAAGGACAATGTACATTACATTGGTGATGAAGAGAAGACTAATGTAAGTGCTGAAGGTCGTGAGAGAGCAGGTATATACAGGTTTTATAGAGGAAGTAAAGACGATCACAAATATAGTAGAGATCCACAGTTAATAAAGAGAGACTTCGGTTGTGAAAATGAATCCTGGGCACGTGCTGCTAGAGGATATAACCCTGAACCTAGGAGTGGTAAACCTGTTTTCTATGTTCAACAGTCACAGGTGCCTACTTCTGTACCTTTAAAGGCATTTTATTCCTATTGGCCTGATGATACACAGTTATGTGTTGGTACAAATGTCCCTACTGGGTTAAATGGGGTAGGTTGTGGTAGAAACAAATACTTGGAAGTAGATACTTTAGGATATGTTTTCACTTCAGAGGCAGATGCACTAGCATATTGCTCTCCTGGTGAGACTCCAGCACCCATTTATGAGTATCTTCATCCAGATCCTGACCATTTTTATACTATAGATCCTTCTCAAGAAGTAAACTTAGCAGATAATAGTCCTATTCCACCAGCAGAAGCACTAGGAAAACAATACTCCTACCTAGGAATTATAGGATGGGCATTTAAGACACGTGCTCTAGACGCTCCTACGGACACTATAATAGACGTTGGTAAGATTGGACCTACTGGACAGACTATCGATAAGAGTGGTTGGTATGACTATAGTTTTGGTAGTCAAGCAACTTGGAATGGTATTGTAAATGGTATGGGTGCATGGACTGAGTTCATGTATCGTCAGATGCGTGATGCTACTGGTGCCAATGTAGAAGGTCCACCTTGTGTTAATGGTTGGGGATGGCCTAATAACGTAGATGCACTTGATAACGAATGCTTCTTTGAGTGGTCATACGGTCTGAGTGGTGCTGTAAAAGGTGCTGTACCACGCTTCCTTGGGTTTGAGGACATGTATGACTCCCAGTTTGTATTCTATTTGTATGATACGACTAACCCTTGGAATGGTCCTATCTACTCCACTCAGTATATCCTTAGTAATGCACAGTGCTGTCCTAATACTACTGACCCTGAAGGATGCCCTCAGTGTGCTCCTGTATGGACTTACCACAGTCACTTCTATGAAATCCACCCTGATGTATGGAATACTACTAAAACTAAGCTCTCACTACATGATGCTAGTAGTGTAGCTGTAAATGAATCATTCTGGACTATAGATACTGATTCACCTGTTATCTTCTTCCGCTACCTTACTAGAGCTGGTGATTTTGGTCCAGGTGAAAAGATTAATGGTTGGGATATAGTATCTGTGTATTACTTTGGTGATGAGCTCAAGTGTGGCGTAATGGAGCTCACTTGGGATAATAGTAATGATAATAAGTGGTACGTTAACCCTGCATGTATAGCATGGAGATTAACTAATGCGGTGAGTGCTGTGGAGATAACTACCTCACTTGCGGAGAAAGGGTCATGGGTTGCGATAGGTGCACCTAATAATCCCGCAGTGCCTTGGTCACAGTTGATGAAGGATTACAGTATATACCCAGTTAAACCCGCAGACGACGCAGTAGATCCTAATATTGGTGTATGGCAAGTGCATAATGCGTCATTCACTATACCGACTGCGGGAGATTACTCTCTAGCAATAGAGTCTGATAACTATGGATACCTTAAGATCACGGATTCTGGTGGCACTGTCCTTATAGATCAGGAGATTACTTACGCTAGTGGCATGGGTACTCAGATATTCCCTATGACACTGGGACCAGGTACTTACTCGATAGAGACTAGAGTAAAGAATATAAGCAGAGAAGTAGAGCCTGCACCCTTTTCATATCAAGACGAGTATACCTCAACAGATTTAAGTGTAGCACAGGTGCTTGCTGGATACGGTATACCTAATAAGTCTGCATTCTGTGGCACGTACGAATTCCCTAAGAAGATCTCCTACTGGAAGGTAGAGATAGATCCTAAGGCACTTATACCGCACCGTAAGATGGATGAGGTTAAACTTGAGGCAATAGTAGGGGATGATGGAAGTATAGTTGACGTATTAATTATTAATGCGGGTAGAGGTTATACTAACAGGTGTATCATACAGGTAATGGCACCACGGGAACTAGATGACTTCTCCCCCAATGATGGTGCAGAGTTTATGGCAGACAGGATTAGTATGGATCCTGATTTCACTAAAGCACTTGCGGATCCTGCTAAGGAGAATCAAGCTATGGGTGCAGCAGATATGAAGAGTGCATCACGGAGATGGGGTACTGCAACTCAGCAACTCAGTGTAGAAGATAAGGACAGAGATAGAACACTTGCTAGAAGAGCACAGGTGGAGATTGCACAGATAGATGATCTAGGTAGTATCCGTGCTGTTAGGATAGTAGATGGTGGTGCAGGTTACAGTCAAGCAAACAACCCTATTATCCACGTAGTTGATCCAGAGCATATCAAGTATAAGGGAGAAGGATACGCTGGTGGTATAGAGGTTGAGGAGACTCACGGAAAGATGACAGAAGCGTGGGACCACTCATTTGATCAGGAAGATGTAGAATTCTCTGCTGCTAGAGTAGAGAGGCAACCATACACTATAGGTAAGATCTCAGACAATATGGATGCTGGGTCTATGGATGCGGTAAAGACTGCAATGAAGATGGATCCTAATGAGAAGAGCAATACCGCCACTCAAGTGTATGTTGAGGTACCAGATAGTTACATAAGAGCAGCGAAGGACGGTATAGATGATGATGTAACTAAACTATGCTTTAATCTACCTGATAAGTGTATTAATATAGTGGCGAGTAATAACCTTAAAGCTGCTATCCCAGATAATGAGCAGTTTGAATTTATAGGTAATGACCCTGGTATGGCAGCCTTTGAAAAGGATGTAATGCCTTACGTTTATAATGGTGTAGCACAAACGGATGAGTATGGAGTAAACAATTCCCACCTTTATGGTCCTTTCGGACAAGAGAAGTGTATTACAGTATACCAACCTAGACTCTACAATATTACACGGTGGTTTGATATGCCTTGTGCGTACTTAGATACTAACGAGGAGGGGGAGCGTAAAGCATTTGGGTGGTTACCGTATAAGTATTGTGCTTCACAGGAAAAGGAAGCGACATTCCGTGTATCTATGGAGATAGAGGGATATGTTGGTGGTAGTCAAGGTCCAGCATTTATGGAATGGTTGAATGCAATGCCTGTACCACACCAACAACAGAAGAGAGACATAACAAACAATGCTGGTAAGAGGACTTGGAAGTGTAGTCGTGGAACTATACAAGGTAGATGTTACAGGGATCCTCAAGATGCGGGTAACCAAGTATTTGTACCAGTAGGTTTAGATGAGAATACTTACGACTACAATAGATCTAACTATACAGAGCTGGAACAGTTACAGATGTGGGCTGGTCAGAATATCACAAGTAGTCAAGCAGTGCAGACATGGTTGGGACATCCCACAGCAAATGACCCAGCAGGTACTCCTCATTCTGTGGATTATACTGCATTAACTGTGGCAAGTTGTACCAACGGTGTACCACCTAATGAATGTTGGGATACGTACGTGCGGGGAGTTGTTGCATCCGATGGACCTCTCAGAGTGTATGACCAATATGATGCTAATGGTAATGGTGGTGGAGGACAAACTTATTGTAATACTCCTGAGTTACATAATAACCCTTGTCTAGCACTAGATAAATGTATGGATGCTTCTATTGCTATTAATCCTAAACGTATGACTGGATCTGGTGCAAATGCTAGAATTCAGATGGGTGCTTATCATGGCACTATGGTTGTTAGAAATTATCTGACAGGAGGCACTATTGCTTTAAGTAGATCGTTGAAGAATTATGGTAACCCATACTTTGATGAGTGTAATGAGTCAGAGAACTGGACTGATGGTACTGCATTAAACGATACCATATTCCCTAAGAGGTTATAACATGGCATTTGGATATCTTTTACCAGTATCATCTCTAAACGGACTACCTTGTAGTGGACATGGTTTATGTTTACCATCCACTATCCACTCTGTACAAGCGTGTGGCACCCCTCCAATCCCCTACAGCATAGTCATTAAGGAATATACGTGTTGGTGGCCCCCTCAACCCCTAATTCCTATATTCCCTGTTACTCCTTATAGGGCAACTGTGCAAGTAAATCGGATTCCGATTATGTTACACGGTGATACATTCATGCCACATATAGCGGTATGTACCAATATTGTTGTGTACATGTGTCCTTGTGGTAAATCTGTGTGTCCAACGCCCACTCCAATCCCTTGTAGCACCCTTACAATCGAAGATGGAGGTGGAGTAGGACATACTAGGATCCTTATGGCAACAACTTTAACGGTATTTGCCTTGAAATTGCCTATTGCTCGTATTCTAGATCCTCTAGGTGTTGGTTTTTCAGGATTTAGTTACCCTTGTTCATCTGTGGTTGCCTGGGGGCATGCAACTGTGCTATCATCTTAGTAGTTTATTCTATAAAAATGGCACTTTACGGAACAACAGGTGGTTATGTAGCACCTCAACCGAAGAAAACAAGGCAAGGAAACTCAAAAAATACCAAATTAGCTGCTACGGCTCGTAACGCAGCAAGAAAAAGGTATAGGGGTCAAGGAAAATAGTCGGGGAAACCCTATAAATAAAAGATATAACGATAAATATCTTTTGAGTTAAGAAAAATATGCCTTCTTATAGGTTCAGATCTGAGAAATACGTCAGTAGAGGTTTCAAAGACTTAGCAGTTTCGTTTAATGCTAACCCCTCAACTGGCGATTTTGGCGTGGTTAAGAATGAAAACGCTATTAAACAGTCTGTACGTAATTTGATTCTCACAATGTTTGGGGAAAGACCCTTTCAAAGAGACATTGGATCAAGAGTTAAGGCATTAATGTTTGAACCATGGGATCCATTCTCAGTGGATGCTATAAAAAGTGAGATATTTAACTGTCTTTCGAGACTTGAACCAAGAATCCAGGTTACTGGGGTTGGACTTCGTGATGATTCTGATATAAATTCCGTCCATGTATCAATAGATTACAAGATTGTCGGAGAACCTGTATCGCAAAACGTCGATTTCCTCCTAGAGAAGGCATAAAATGGCAGCAATACCATCACAATTAACGTCTTTAGACTTCTTTGAGATCAAAGAATCCATTAGGTCGTACCTAAGGACAAGAAAAGAATTCTCAGATTACGATTTTGAGGGTAGTTCTGCGTCATATCTCATTGATATACTTGCTTATAACACATATTATACTGCTTTTAACGCTAACATGGCGTTAAATGAAGCATTTTTAGAGACTGCAACAGTCAGAGATAACATTGTAAGGATAGCAAAGCAGTTAAATTACACTCCAAGGTCAATAAAAGCACCTAGAGCATGTGTAAAAATGGTTGCTCAGACTGTAACATCACTAAATGGTACGACTTTTCCCGAATTTGCGACTCTAAAGAAGGGTGATGTCTTTGTTGCAGACAATGATTTTGATTCTTATACCTTTGCATTGACTCAAGACATCAAAGTTCCAGTAGATTCCTCTTCAGGACAGGCAGTTTTTGATAATGTATTGGTATATCAAGGAAATTTACTACAATACAACTATACAGTTGACTATACTAAGCGTCAAGAATACATTATTCCTGATGATAGGGTAGATACTGGTCTTTTGACAGTGGATATTTCTCCAACTGCTCAATCTTCAGAGACAGATACCTATTCTGCTGCTACAAACGTCACAAATGCTAACTCAACTTCCAGAATTTACTATTTGGAAGAGACTGATGACATGAGATACAAGGTTGTCTTCGGTGATGGGTCAATTGGACGTAAATTAATTGATGGTGAGTATATAAAACTCACTTATGTGTCTACAGATGGGGTTGAAGCTAACGGTGCGAAGTCATTTGCCTTTGTTGGTAACGTAATTGACTCCGATGGTCGTGTAATTAGTCCAAATGCGATCACATTAAGCACTAAAGACGCTGCTCAGGACGGTGAAGACCGTGAAACAGGTCTTTCGGTCAAGTTTAGGGCACCTAGAGCGTATGCAACCCAAAATAGGGCAGTTACAGAGAATGATTTTGAGCATATTGTCTCTGAAATCTATCCTCAAGCAGCATCCGTGACTGCTTTTGGTGGTGAGAAGCTTTCTCCACCAGTTTACGGTAAAGTTTACGTTGCAATCCGTCCAAAAACAGGAAATAAGTTGAATGCAACGACAAAAAATAAGATTAAAAAGGATTTATTGAAATATTCGGTTGCTTCAATCGAACCAGTCATCATTGACCCAACAAGTTTCTATGTTATTCCTAAATCTTACGTTTATTACAATGGAAATGACACTAATTTGACTGGATCCCAACTTGGTACTAAAATTCTTCAAGGAATTGATGAATATAACAAAGCTGGTCAAACAAATAGGTTTAATGGACGTATTGATGGATCTAATTTCGGTTCTATGATCGATAATGCAGATTCTTCAATTTCTGGTAATGTTACTCAAATGACTTTGGGTCAAAATCTCGATGAATTCACTTTTGGTAATGTATTTACTCAATGTTTGGATTTTGGCAACCCACTTTATGATCCATCTCAATATTCTGGAAGTCCTAAGGATGGAGATGGCACTGGAGACCAAAAATGTAAGCCTTCCTTCTCAACAGTCAAATCTGGTACGTTTTATGCCACTGGATACACTGAAGATTTGGTAAATCTTACTTTAACCGATGGTGCAACTGCTGCACAGATCTCTAGTCCTGGAATTTCGACAAATACGACAAATCAGGTCTTGGTACCAGTAAATATTAGAGATGATGGTATGGGTAACCTAATTCTCGTCACAACTAGGGATGAAACTGAGTTAGTTCTTAATCCTTCTGTAGGAAGTGTTGATTATAGCACTGGTCAAGTCTGTGTTGGTCCTGTAGCGATTCAGGGCACTCCAGATGACACTGAAAGACTACCAATTCAGGTATTACCTGCTGGTGGATCAATTCAAGTCCCACCAGGCGTAGATCCAACAATATTCAACCCAGTAGTCAATCCAATTGACTATACAATCAACGATACTGCAATCCCCACCTTCGATCCGAATAACTTTAATGGTTATAATTTTGGTCCAGTAGGGGGTATAAATATTATCGATTATCCAACGGATACCTTCACATATCCAGTCAGCGAATCCTGTTTCTAAGATAGATGCCGATTACAAAGAATATCAACGTCTCTGATAGGGTCGAAAATCAGTTACCTGAGTTTATTCGTCAAGAAGACCGACAATTAGTTAATTTCCTCTTTGAGTACTATAAGTCTCAAGAGAAAACAGGTCGTCCTTACGATATTCTCAATAATTTACTGAGATATCTTGATCTGGATAATTATACTTCTGAGCAACTTGCAAGTGCAACTAAATTGCTCAAGGATATTGGTCTGTACGATGAAAAGATTGAAATTGAAGGTATAGATGGGTTCCAGGAGCAAAATGGCTCCATAATGATTGATAATGAGGTAATTTACTATGAATCTGTTACTCGTGGTCCTGATGTTATCATTACTCCTGGTATCTCTTATCCACAATTCAATAAGAAGAAGCAACAACTAGAAAACCCCTTTACACTCTTTGATGGCACCCTTAAAAACTTCCCATTAAGCTTTTTAGGCACTCCTGTTGCTCCACCTTCTGCTGAACACCTAATTGTCATTACTTACAATGATATGAAGGTTCCTGGAGTCGATTATTTCGTTGAAGGGTTTAATATACGTTTTGCAGAAGCACCTAGAGATCAAACAGGTGCTGATGACTCTGAATTTACAAGAATTACATATCTGGTCGGATATTCGGATCAAACGATCAAAACTATGGATGCTATTCCTTATCAGGAGTGGCAAAACACTAAAATTTACCCATTAAGGATTAATACACAATCTTATACTCCAACTTCCGAAATTGGACTAATAATTAACAAAAATGGTCGTTTACAAGAACCATATACCGATTTTACCGTTTTTCAAGATAAAGTTGTTTTCAAAAATGAAATCGGAGCTGCTGATGATATTCATATTAGGTCTGTCGAATATAATGCTCCTTCTTATGGTTCAGGAGCCAAGGCAATTGCTTCAGTTAGTGATGCTGGTGAAATAACCAGTTTAATTCCTAAAGAAGGTGGATCTAAGTATAGATTAGACTTTGCACCTAAAGTTTCTATTACAAGTAAGACTGGTAAGGAATCTACAGCAAGAGCTCTAATTGGTGGTATTAAAGACATCAATTTGATCGATGGTGGTCAAGGATACACTTCTTACAACCCTCCAATCCCTGTAGTTGGAAATCCTTCAGATCCTAATGGTACACCAGCAACATTAAGTCTCACAGTAGATGATGTGACTGGAATGGTTGATTCTTTGACTATTACTAACAGTGGTAGTGGTTATGACTTCATTCCTGCTATATCATTCAAGAATCCTGGTGGAGCAACCATTGGTGCTCCTACAATCGACTCTGAAGGTAGAATTGACGTAGGATCTATTGAAGTTAAGACAATGGGTAGTGGATACAGCAATCCACCTATCGTATACATTGATGAAGCACCTGATGGTGGAATTAACGCTCAAGCTATAAGTAGAATCAATCAAGACGGACAAGTTTATGAAATTACTGTCACAAACAGAGGTCGTGGATATACTTCTGTTCCTAGGGTGGCAATTATCAACCCAATTGGTGCTCAGGTACTAGACGTTACTGTAGCATCTGGATCAGTCACAAATATTGAAATGTTGACTGGTGGACAAGGATATACCGATGCACCTTCAGTTTATATTGTAGATGATAGAAAAGACGGATATGGAGAACCTATAGGTGGTACAGGGGCAACTGCTGCTGCAACTATCTTTAATGGCGAAATAACAGATATTAATATTACTAATTTTGGATCTGGTTACTCTACCGAGTTTCCACCAACTGTATACATCGCAGAACCAAAAGCAGCAAGGGCATCTGTAGATGTTGGGTTTGATCAAGTTACTGGATTCGATATTCTAGAGAATGGATCAGGATACACCTCTAGTGCCTTCCTAGGGTGCTCCAGAGGCGTTTCTGGACCTGTTGACTACGATAACCTTCATAATGAGATATATGCTGGAGAAGCAGCATTAAGACAGTCAAATCACGTTGCTGGTGCTCATGTAACCAATCTTGACTCTTTATTCATTAAAGAAGTCTTTGATAAGTTTAGAAGGCAATATCTTCCAACCTTAGACATCGATTTTGCTAAAGTTAACCCTGTACAGGTTATTAAGAATATTAGTGACTTCTATATCTCTAAAGGTACTAACTTAGCAACTCAATACCTCTTTAAAATCTTATTTGGTGAAGATGTTGATCTTTACTATCCAAAAGATGAAATTATAAGTCCATCTCATGCAACTTGGGTTGTAGACACCATTCTTCGTGCAGAATTGATAGAAGGTGATCCTGCAAACCTAATTGACTCAGAAGTTAACCAATATGCCGATGAAGTGGACACTAGTGTTACTGCTGCGTCTGCATTGATCGAAAACGTCATTACTATCATTGAAGGTACTGACACCATCTATGAATTGGCAATATCCGAAGAAACCTTAGTTGGTAGCTTCATCATACCTTATAAAACTCGTCTAGTTGAGCCTTTAACCACTACTGGGCAGATAATCACGGTTGACAGCACAATTGGATGGCCCGAGCGTAATGGTACTATTAGAATCAATGATGTAGAGCAAGTCCAGTATAAAGAGAAGTCTCTTAACCAGTTCATAGAGTGTACTAGGTCTAAGAATGGAATCGTCGAAGATTGGGATCCTGGTACCATAATTCAGTCCGATATTTTCGTTTATGTCAATAAAGGCACTGTAGGGGAATGTAAGTTAAGGATTTTAGGTATTGCTGAAGCAGGTACCACAGTACTAAACGATACTGGTAGTTACTACCTTACTGGTGATAAACTGAAGGTTGCAAACCTCGGATCGACTGCTGAGGAATTAAGACTCCAATCTTGGTTATATAACGTCAAGAAGTTGATTCAGGTTGATACTATCAATCCTGGTGGTGTTAACAACCAAACTGCAACTGTAACCTGTAGTAACCCTCACGGATTATTGGTTTCTGACCAAGTTACGATATATGGTGCAAACCCAGTTGTTTACAACGGTACATTCACTGTAACATCAAGAATTGACCAATTTACTTTCTCATATCAGATTAATACTCCTACCGAGCTAGTACCTGAAGGAAACATCCTATTATCGGTTGACCTTAACCGAGGTAAGTCTGATACGACTTCTATCAATAATGTTGTTAGTGAATTCACTACAAACATCCAAAACTCGTTTTTCAACGATGATTACGTTTATGTCGCTGCATCTGGACTTCCTAACTACAAAATAGGTCCATTTACAGGATCTGCTCTTATTCCAGGAAATCAGAGGAAATTACTCAGATTCCCTAGAAATGTCCAAACTATATCTGAAAGAAAGACAATTGACCCAGGAACACCAATTGGTGCTTGGGTAAACGGTGTTTCTATCTGGTCTTACAAATCTAGAGAATTTATCCAGTATGGTCCTCTTACTAGCATCGCAGTTACCAATGTTGGTGAATCATACGATGCTGGTGCTAAACCCAACGTAGAGATCACTGGGGGAGGTGGATCAGGTGCTACTGCTGAAGTTGTAGTTAATGGTAGTCTAACTTCCTTTGATATGGATACTGAAGGTAGTGGATACACATCTTCTCCATTAGTTTCTATTGTTGGAGGTGGTGGTAGTGGTGCTACTGCACAGGCAGTTATTACTGGTGGTAGGGTAACAAGAATTCTAGTTGAGCAACCAGGTACAGGATATACCACACAACCTTTAGTTTCTATTACTGGTGGTGGGGGTACTGGTGCTACTGCAACTGCTAATGTTAGAGGTCCAATTCAGAGTGTAAACGTCACTAATTTTGGTACTGGATATACTTCACTTCCTTCTATTAAAGTTAACTCTGGTGAAGGTGCTTTAGCACAACCTATTGTTATTAATGGTAGAATCGTATCTATCGCTATTATTAACTCTGGTAGTTCCTATACAACTGCACCAAATATAATCATTAATGGTGATGGTTTCGGTGCTATTGCTAAAGCAACTATCGGTACAATTGGAGAAGATAAAGGACGTGTTTTAGGTGTAACTATCGTCAACAAGGGTATTGGGTATACACAAGGTTTAACAACCGTCAGACTCGAAGCAGTAGGTCAATTAGCGTCATTCCAACCTACAGTCTACCAGTGGAATAAAAACCTTCAGTATGAATTAGTAGACAAATATGACTTTGCAAGAGGATATGTATTTACTGGATATAACAACCAATTTGGTGGTGAATATGCTCACCTCTCAGATCCTAAAGAATTAAGATATGTTGTTGGTGA